TCCACGCCGTGCTCGACGGGCTGCAATATGGTTTTGCGCGGGTTGATCTGCATCCTCAAGCGATCCTCCAGGAACGCCTCGATTTCGGATTTTGCCCAGGTCAGCCATTGGGGGTCGGGATGAAGGAGCACGAAGTCGTCAACGTATCGGGCGTACCCTTTTGGTTTCACCTTGTGCGCCACGAACTGATCCAGAGGGTTAAGCTTTACGTTTGCGAAAAATTGGCTCGGTAAGTTGCCGCTTGGCAGCCCACACCCGGGCGCAGCATTAAACAGGCGCTTATGTGGCGGCACCAGTTCGAGGTTTTTGGTGTTGCCGCTGTAGACGAAGTTGGATGTCGGGTCGTGAAAAAGCACCTGCTCGACAAGGTCAAGCATCCAAGGGTCTTCAATCTTTGGTGCCAGGAGCTCAAATAGCGTTGGCTTATGTATCGCTATAAAGAAGTTGCTCAGGTCGAGCTTGAGGAAATAGCACCTCTGCGACCAGTTCTGGGTCGCGCTTCGGATTTTTGCCTCAAGTCTTTTTGCGCCATAGTGCGTGCCGCGCCCCGGCAGGCAGGCGCTGCTGTCTGCCGAAAATGTCTTGATGAAGGCGGGCGAGATAGCGTTGTAAATTAGGTGGTGGACTACCCTATCCCTAAAAGCACCGGCCCATATTTCCCGGGGTCTGGGCTTGGTGACAGCAAAGCAGCGAGACGGACCTATTTCATAGGTGCCAGCATTAAGGTCGGACTTGAGCCGCTGTATATTCTGATTCAGCCGGGCCTCAAAGTGAGCGGCTGCCGCGGTATTTCGTTTGCGCTTACGGCAATCCAGGTAGGCACAGAGAAGTTCGTGCGTGGTGACGGCCATGCTACACCCTTGCCGGTCTGTTATCTGCGGACGGGGCGCACCCGTCTGTTCGTGTTGTTCTTGTTGTTGTTGCTCTCGTTGCCATCGCTGAACCTCCGGTTCCACGCGTTGTTGGCCGAGTTCTGCGTATTGTTGCGCCTACACGCCGCAGCTCCGAAGGCCGGGGCCGATCAGTGCTGAAGCTGCCAGCGGACCTACCGGGATGCCCTGGCGGTTTCCGGGGAAGGCTTGTCGTAACACGGTTAATAGTCACGGGCGCAACCAGATAAAATGCACGGCCAGCGCCCCCGTGAGGGCGCTGGAAATCAGGCAAACTAAATGGCTTGGGTTGCAGCATGCCGAGCCCCCATTGTATTCCGTTTAGCCTTTTTGAGCCATCCGCCGGCTTGCCGGCCTATGCCGCCAATTATGTCTAGCGCATCCGCCAGCGCTTCGGTATTTATCAGCCTCAAATCGAACGCCAGGTGGAACGAAAGCTCCAAGGCTTGCAGGCGCTCAAGCAATCGCTCGAGATCGCCCACTTTTTCCTTACTGGAGCTGGCCTTGTAGACGTCGAGAACTAGCAGCACGGCGTCATCCTGGATACGGCGCCCGAGGGTCGGGCGGAGATCTCGCGAGAATCCACGCGTCTCTTTCATGGCCAGCATCACCAAGGCGTACCCTGCCCGATATATCGGCAACTGCTTAACTTTGCTCAAATCTCATCCTCAAAAAACACAGCCCGCCAGCGGGCTGAAATGCTTAAGGGTTAAAGGCTAATCTGCGGACGGGGCGCACCCGTGTGGTCGTGAAGTTCTTGTAGTAGCCGCTCTCGTTGCCATCGCTGAACCTCCGGGTCCACGCGAGGGTGGCCGAGTTCTGCGTCGAGCACCAATAGTAATTCGACGCATGGAAGGCCTGTGCGCCACCGCTTTCAAAACCTGCCGGAGGTGTTTTATTGTGCCCCAGGTTTTCATAGATCACCTGCAGCTCGGATCGGGCGGGCATGTACCAGTCATCAAAGCCGCCACCGCGATAATCCAGACAGTGGTTGCCAGCCTCAAATCGCGCATCGCCTGCCATGGACAGGGTGTTGCTTGGGCCGTCGGTATTGCTGACAGCTTGGGGCCAGTCGCCTCTCGGGTCCATCCATTTCAGGCCGTAAACATCCGCCTCAATGTCCGCCACAATCAGCTTGTACCACTGGCCGCCGTCCTCAATATCGCCCGCATAAAACCCACCACCGAACGCCTCACCGATCACGGTGGGCAGGCTAGCGCTGCCGGTTTCGATGAAATAGGGACCGTGGGTGATGGGCTGATGCCCCTCGGCTATGTAGGTGACGCCATAATCGCCGGTCGTCTCGATAGTGGCTGTCCAGTCGCCGCTTTCATCCGGCGTGGCGATGGCCGCCAGGGCTCCGGTGGGCCACTCGAAAACCCTCACGGCGTCAATCGGTCCGCCAGATGCGACGGTTGCATTTCCTGCTATCTGCATGTCACCCCCTGAATGTTGCGCTGGTGATGTAAGCGGTGGCGCCGTTGTACAAGCGCGCTACCGGGCTGCCGTTTTCTTCGCCGGTTTGTGGCATCTCGAGTTCTCCGCCGCCGCCTTCCACGGTTACGCTGCAGTCTGCCCACCATCCGCCCGCAGGATCGGCAACGCGGGCCCATGTGGGTACGGTGCCGACGGCTTCATCTGCCCCGGTAATCTGGCTCGAGATCGGGGTGGCCAGGTAGAGCTCGATCAGCTCGTCGTTTATCGTGCCGGCCGTGGGCACCAGGTTTAGCGTTACGATGGGGGGCGTCTCCGGAGCCTCGCCGGGCTGGGGGCGGGCGCCGCCGTATATCGCCAGCGTGGCCGGCGGGCCCTCTGGATCGCTTTGCTGCAGTCGGGCCAGGCTGGCGTACAGCGCAGGGAGCCTTGATGCTTCTACGCGATCCGCTTCGTGTTCGGGTGATATGTCCATGCTGCCTCCTTACGGCCTGTCGATGTTGCCCAGGGCGTAGATTTCACAACCGTCTGCGCCGTCGTCCAGCGGCTCGTCGCTTTGCTGGATAGCGCGGGCAATCCAGAAATCAGCGATGGCGCCCACGGTGTTGATGCGCACGACGTTGCCATTGCTCCAGCCACCGCCGTTGGCCGCCGCCGGGATGGTCATGTACGGGACGCCGCCTTGCCCGTCCTCGCCCCGGGTGCGGGGGTTGATGGGGGCCACGTCGTCTCCGCCTTGGGAGTAAACGCCACTCCACACAAGCCCACGGCGCTCGCTTATCAGCTCCCAGCTGTTGCTGCTGGCGTTGGTGCAGCGGAAAATCCAGCGGTCCGTGTCGCAGCCCTCGTTGGTAACGGTGATCGGGTGGTCGATCAGGTTGAGGGTGGCGGTGGCTTCATCGCCCTGGATGCTATCGCTCCAGGTGCCATTCCAGCTCGTTTGGTCCCAGGTGGCGGATACCCGCGCGCGCCGGTCGCCGTGGATCAGGCAGCTGGCCACGATGGATTCCCCCGCCGGGTAGTCGTGGGTTAGCTCTCGGCTCAGGGTCAGGTCCCCGGTGATCTGTGCGTCGGTCACCAGGCGCAGGTCACCGACGGTGTGGCGCACGGTGACGGGCATGGCGATGCCGGTTACGTCGTCAAAGGTCACGATTCCGGTGGCGCGGTCCAGGCTGTAGCCCTCGGTCACCTGCTCCCCGTTGGCGTCCATTACCCGTACCCAGGCCACGCGGGGGCGGGTGGCGATGGTGCCGCCGGTGGTCACGGTTTCCGGGGCGGTTTCCTGGGGGTGCATCACCATCACGATATTTCCGGGCCGGAATATGGGCACTCGGCCATCGGCCGGCAGGCGCACGGCGTCTATGCCTACGATGTCGGCATCCAGCGGCAGGTAGGTAAAGGCAACCGCGTTATAACGCAGGGTGCTGGTTATCATGGGCTTGGGCTTGTAGATCTCGCCGTTTTCGACGTTGGCGGGGTAGTACCAGTCTTCCTCTTTTTCTTCCGGCGTCAGGCTTGCGTCGTCTACCCATTTCCCGAAGGTCACGGCGGCGGTGCCAAAGGTGTAGTTGACGGTTCCCTGCAGCCACTCGTGGTTGAACTCGCCGTTTTGGTCCGCCAGCGCGATGATCTGTTCGCCGTCTTCTGCGGTGCCGATGATCTGCAGGCTTTCGGGCTTGAGCGGGGCGCTGGGGGTTCTGAAAAAGCCTTCCCTTGCGGTCCATTCGCCATACACGGTCAGGGAGCTGGTGATATCAAACCCGGTGGGCTGGCCGTCTTCCCAGAATGTGACTTCTGCGGTGCCGGCTTCGTAGTCTATGGAGCCGGCCACCAGGCCGCTGCCGGTCTGGGGGTCTATGTCGGTCAGCAGGTTGCCGCTGCGGTCGTCGTAGGTTTTGCCGCCCAGGGTGAAGCGCACGGAGTCGGGCACGATGGCGTCGGCGGTGTTTGGTACCAGGTCCAGGGTCAGCGCCGTGATGGCGCTGGTTTCGGTGGTGGTGTTGGCGGTGGTGGCGATGGCCTCCGGGATATAGGTGGCTTTCACGTCCTGCGTCAGGTTAACCAACACGCTTGCGCTTGTGGTTGCCCACCCGGCCAGCCCCCATCTCCGGTACTGAAGATGCAGGGCGCTTTGATCGATTGTTATGGTGTCATCGACAACGGTGCCGATGATGGTCTCGCTTACGACTCTGTAGCTGCTGTATTTCCCTGTTAATGCCTGGGGGGGCAGCAGCAGGTCCCCGGCTCGGTTTACAGCCGTCAAGTCCCCCATTTCAGTCCCTGCTCTGTTTGTTATTCCGAAGGTCAGCCGCAGGCTCTGGTCCTTGATGCCCTCGCTGGTGGTAATCGGGCTGGCCGCCGGCAGGCTTTCGGTTTTGCTTGCGGTCTTGCTCGGGTCGGTGGCCTCCAGCCACTGGTAGGCGATGGCAAGGTCGGCGCCCCGGTCTGGCAGGGTGGTGACTTCGATCTGGCCTTCTCCGGTCACGGGGTCGATGCGGCCGGTGGCGTCTCCGGTGATGGTTCCTGCTGCATCGCTGGTGGCGGTTTTGGTAGCGCCGCCGGTGGTCCAGGTGAGTGTGACCGAATCCGCCTGTACCGGGGTGTTTTCTACGGCAAACGACACGATAGCTTCATCGGCGTTCAGAGCTTCGGTGCCGCTTCGCACCTCGTAGTGTACCCGTGAGCCGTAGGTGTGGATGATCTGGCTTCCAGTGTCCGGCAGGGCGCCGGCGGTCAGGGTGACGTTGCCGGTCACGTAGTCGATGGTGCCGGTACCGTGGCCGGGGTCTGAGCCGGCGATGGCGCCCTCGCCGTCATCGGTCAGGGTGTACCAGTTGCCCTGAACCATGTAGGTGACCGTGTAAGCCCCGGGGGCCGGCACCGGGGCCAGTGTCTCGATCCAGTTGAGCCGGCGGTTTTCAGCGGTCACTTGTCGGGCTAGGGTGTGGGCCTGTTGCGGCACGTCCACGGTGCGGGCTCCGGCCTCGATGCTCTGCACCAGCTCGGGGTTGAGCATCTGGTTGGCCAGCGGCTCCTCGCTTTGGGCGGCCGGGACCAGCTGGGTAAACATGCTGGCCGCTTTCAGTTGCCGGTCACCGATACTCGCGGCAGCGGTTAGATACTGCGCGCCGTAGTAGCGGGTGGCGTCTGCGACGGTGGTATCACGCAGGCGGGCCTTGCCGGTGCTGTAGTCGTAGCTGAAGGCGCGGTTCGGGGTGTGGCCTTCGAAGTCGTGGCGCAAGGCGTCGGACAGGTCGGCGGTGACGATCAGGGCCGGGAAGTCTTGCCCTGCGTCAGCGTCATAAAACATCTGGATTTCGGCGCTGACTTCCGTCACCCGCACATACTGATCTGTCTCGTTGCTGAGCCCTTCGTTGCTGACGAGGCACAGGGTTTTGCCGCGCGGCGGAACGGCGGTATCAGGGCGCTGAATAATGCGGATTTGCCGCATGCCTTCGATGTGGTTTTCGTACAGCCCACCGGCCCACATGGGGCCTTTGAACAGATAAGCCTCCACACGGTTCGCGGCCTGATCCCGGGTGTCGAACGGGTCATCAGTGGTGAATAGGGTATAGCCGATGGCCGGGTCTTCCGGCAGGGCGGTGACCACGGTCTTGGCGCCGCCGAACAGGTCGGTGCTTAGGGTCCGCACGGCCAGAAATAGCTTGCGCAGGTTGAATCGGCCCATGGCCCTGTCGAGGTCTGAAATGTCCTCGAATACGTTGTTCATCACCCCGTCGGGGATTTCATTGCCGGTGGCAGCGCCGCCGCCCTCGGGTACGTCGTCCATGACCTGGCTGGCCAGGAATTTGATGTTCTGTTCTTGAATCGGCATGGATTACGGCTCCACGGTGATGAATCGGAATGTGGGAATTACCCGGTGGTCTGGGCCGGGGTTGATCTGGAATCGCAGCGGGGTGCTTTCGTAGCCCAGGCCATCGTGATGGCGGAACTGAACGGTGTGGATGTCGCCATGGAAATCCAGCGTGAGCTTCTGGCCGGGCTCGTTGTGCCAGGCGATGATCTGGGGCTCTTTCGTTGCCAGCATCCAGCCGCCCCGGTCCGGAGCTTGCAGGGTGATCGGCTGGCCCAGTTGGGCAGCGGCAATCTGGATAATGGCTTTGCCGGTTACGCTGCGGGTAAAGCTTTGGGCAACCGGAGACCAGTAGCGGTCGGTCCAGTCCAAGTCTTCTGGCAGCTCTACGGTGTTCGTGCCATCGGATAAGGTGATCACAGTGCGGTACTCCGTGCGTTTTCGAGGGCCCGCAGAAGGGCATCTTGATCATCGGCCAGCACGCGGAAGCTTTGGCCGCCCAAATTGACGTTGACGGTCTTAACCGTTTCGGTGCGGGCCTGAGTGGTGCGCTGGGTAGATTGGCTAAGTTCCCGCTCCGCCCGCTGGCGCTCAATCTCGGCCAGCTGCTGCTCGCGGGCGCGGTCTGCCGCCTCTTTTTCGCGGGCGTTCTGTTCTTCCCGGCGGTTCTTCTGCTCGATCTGGTAGATCTGTTCGAGGGTGTCCAGCGATTGCTGGTAGTCGGCAGCGGCTTCATCGGCGCCGGCCTGTTGGGCAAGCTTGAGCTGTTCCTGCAGGCGCTGGCGTTCGGTTTCGTACTGGATGCGCTGGGCTTCTTCGGTGTCGCCTCGGATATCCGCGAGGCGCTGGCGCAGGCTGCTTAGGGTGCTGTCTGCAGTTGCGGTTAGGGATTCCAGCTTTTGTTTGGCGGCATCTATTGAGGCCTGTAGGTTATCCAGTCGGGCATCGTCCAGTAGGCTGAACCTCTGGGAGGTCTGGTCCTGGATTCGGTTCAATTCCTCCATGCTGTAGGCGCCGGAGTCGATGCTTTCCTTTAGCCGGTCCAGCGCAACCGCTTGCCCCCAAAATGCCTGCTGGGCCAGGAGCGATTTTTCGGCCACCTCAATGGCCCATCGTGTCAGCC